TAAATTGGTTTTGCCTTTAGACGGATACGTATTTTGGGTAAATGCTAGTCTTTTGACTGATTCTGCCCTTTTTAACGCATCGCAATATAACAAATTACTTTATAACAATTACCCTGAAGGCGTACCTTCAAGGCAGTTAGTAGCTAGTGGTTCATTCCATTTTAGTAGCGATGTTCAAATGTTGGAAGATCGTCAAACTGTTTTTAACCACACTACTTTTACTTCTTTGGTAGAAATAGCTGATTTCAACTTAATTAATCCTCAGTTTCAATATATAGCAACTTATCAAGGAATGCGATTTGCCTTTAATACTAGGGCAAACTTCTACAAACAAGCCGATCTATATCATTATCGTGGCGATGCGCTGTATTCAGTAATGAATACCCAAATCATTGACACAATGACAGGGTTTGATACTCAAAGCGTAATTGTTTCCAATAGCTTACCTATTTGGCTTAGTTTGAACCAATTTTTTCCTATGTATCCGTCTTATTTGGTAGATCAAAACATTGTTCCAGCTTATGCGGCTGTCGATATTAATCCAAGCCTAACTACTGCATTGCAAGATTTTCCATTATTAGACCCCGATTCAAACCCTTTCCAATTGGTTAAAGATACTGTCAAAATCACTATGTATGGTATCCGTAACCATGAAGCCCTTAATTTTGTGCAATATATCCTTGATTACAGCCGAAATACCGACAATATTGGCTTAATGAATATGCCAGTAATGCAAGACGAAAAAATGACCCAATCTGAGCTAGGAATCATGGCGCAGAAGAAAACCATTACTTTTGAAGTAAGTTATTACCAAAGTACAGTAAACGATATTGCAAGAAAATTAATTGAACACGCATTTATGACAATTACCCCTGTAGAATGACTTGCAGTAGTAAAATTATGTAGTTAATATGTTGTTATCTAAAACAAGTGTAAAAAGGAGTTACAAATGGCAATTACTTCAAACCCAACAATCCAAAATGGTGCTGTTTCTACAGGAAATGGTACTCATTCATTTTTAAATATTTCTGCTACTACAGCAGTTAAATCTACTTCTGGTCGAATTTGTGTAGTCAATGTTATTAATGATGGCTCTGCTCCCGGTGCAGTTTATGACCACGCTACAACATCTGGATTAGGCGTTTCTAATGCTGTTGCAGTTATTCCTGAAACTGCTGGTACTTATGTATTTGATTTCCCATGTTCTGTTGGAATTGCAGTTCTTCCACCAACTGGAAGCACTATTACTGTTAGCTTTAACTAATTAGGGGGCAATTATGCCAAATATTGTAAATGTCGTTGTCACTCAACAAGTGGCAAGCGCACCTAATCAGCTACAGCAGACAGGGGCGTTTGTATCACAAGGTGGTACAACTTTAGCCGCTGGAACTACTCAACTGTTAACTCAGTTAAGTGATTTAACCAGCATCCTTAGACCTGCAACTGCAATTACTTCTCTTACTTGGGCAACCAATGTGGTAACTGTTACAACCACTACTGCTCATGGTATTCCAAGCGGTGATACAGTTCAAATTGTTATTGCTGGAAGCGTTCCAACAGGATATAACGGCACTTTTGCTGGTACTTCTACTGGCACAAATACAGTTACTTATCCATTATTGACAAATCCGGGTTCTGAAACAATTGCGGGAACTTTGCAACTTAATTCTACTTTAGAGTTAACAGCAATGGGCAATACTTTCTTTGCTCAAGCAGGTACAACAATTAAAACACCGCAAGGCGTGTATGTATTAGAGTTAGGAACAACTACTGTTGCTGATGGCGTTACAGCATTAAATCTTTATATTGAAGATAATGTTGGGCATCTTCCAACTTCTCCAACTCCACAGTTTTATAGCTATTTGCTCCCTAAAACATGGGATGTAAGCGATGCACAAGTAATGGCGGCACAATATGAAGGTACTACTGCACAAGTGTATTTTTATGTAACCACTACTTTAGCTACTTATGCTGGATGGGATGGCATTAAATCAGTATTTGCCGCATTACAAAGTCCAAGCGCACCAGCAATTGAATTTAGTACTGCCGCTATTTTTTATGTAATTTTGGGCTATAACCCAAGCTCAGTTAATTTAGCTTCACCTCTTGAATATACTTACATTTATTCAGTAACTCCTTATGTTCTAAGCAATACTCAACAAGTAACTTTGTTGGCTAATGGTGTGAACTGGGTAGGTACAGGCGCACAAGGCGGCATTTCAAATACGCTGATTGAAGGCGGTACTTACATGGATTTAAACCCATTTAATTACTGGTATTGTGTGGATTGGCTTTCTATTAATGTTGCTCAGTCATTATCTGCGGCAATTATTAATGGTTCTAATTTGCCAACAAATCCTTTGTATTACAACCAAGCTGGTATTAATACCTTGCAAAAAGTAGCACAAGCGACTATAAATAATGGTATTTCGTTTGGATTGATTCTTTCACCCGCTTCTGTAGTAGCAACTCCGTTTACTACTTATGTAGCACAGCATCCGGGTGATTATGCAACTGGTACTTATAACGGCTTGAGCCTGACATTTGTTCCATTGCGTGGATTCAGTTCCATTACGATCTACTTAACTGCAAGCAACATTCCAGTTTAAGGGGAAAAATAAATGGCAAATCCACAAATCCAACAAGGTACATTAAATCGGCTATTAGCCAGCGTAGTTTATGCTGACTTCACTCAACTGAATGTCACATCAGGCTATCTGGCTAAAGAAGCAATTAGTTTAGGCTTTGAAGGCGATACTTCTCAACTTATTGGCACTTTAACTGGAGCAGTAACCAGCCCAGAGCCATATATTTTTGGGACTGTAACAATTCACCTTTTGCGTACTCAAGCACTAGGTAATGCGTATAAGACTCAAATTGAAACCAACACCACTTTAGGTTCAGTAACAATTTACCCTGATACGCAAACTTTATCTCCTTTTCAATTAAACAATTGCGTTCTATCAAGCATCCAAGAAGTGCCGTTTGATGGTTCACAAGCCGCTTTAATTGTAAGGTTAAGAGGTGTTTACAGTATCAATAGCGCGTTATTTGCATCAAGTTAAAGAAAGCTCCTTTGGGAGCTTTTTTTTGCTATCATATAAATTCTCTATGATGCGAGGACAGTATGAAAATTGATCGAAAACTTAATATCGTTATACCTGTAGAAACCGAGTCTAAAGGTTTAATTTACGTTCATTCCACCCCTATTTCTAGGGATGTTTTTGAGCAATTTTATCTTGAATTAGGTAAAGTATTTAGCCAATGTTTTGATGCTATTAATCAAGCGCACTTAGCCCTTACAGCCCCCCAGTTAGCTTATCCAGCGCTAAAAACAATGGCTATTAAAGCTGGCAATTGGGAAGAAGTTAAAAAAGGCTTAATCAACGAGATTGTTCGATTAACTAATGTATTGGTAACAGGCGAAAAAGGATGGGAATCTATACCTCTTGATTTAGCTATTAAACGCGAAATCTTGGATGAAGATGAGGAAAGTGAGGTGCTATCCGCCCTAACTTTTTTTACTGCAATCTGTCGAGTCGCGCCAAAGGATTTAAGAATGTCCTTCTTGGAAATGGCTGGCTCACTAAGGAGTTGGGTTCTTACATCCTCGGACTCTACGGAATATCTGAATGGCTTGACGATATCAGCAAAAATCGTAGTTACTGGCAAGAAAGCGAAGGAATCGTCCATAGTATCTTAGACAAACTTAGTACTAGCGACTTTGGCGATTTTGTGAAAGAATACGGAGTAAAATGGTCTGATGCTGACGAATATAGGCAAAGGCATTTAATTCGGGCAATTAACAACAAATCGCTGTTTTAAGGATATTCCATGAGCGTTAAGTCAGTAATAGAAATTGACGTAAATGACGACAAATTCAAAGCGTTTCAAGCGGCATTTGACCGCTATCAAAAAATACTAAATCAACAGGCTAAGAAGTGGGAAGAAGTCAATAAAGTATTTGACGATATTACTAAAAAACAAAAAAACTTTAGTAAAGCCGTTAGGGATAGCGAAAAAGGTTTAAAAGATGCCGTTATTAGTACAGGCAATATCGCGCGTAATATGGCTTCTGCCGCGCTATCAGCGGCTAAATGGGTAGCTTTTGGCGCTATTGGTAGTGGTTTTGGACTTGGGGGTATAGCTTCCTCGGCTTCCGATTATCGCCGACAAGCACTAGGGTTAGGTATATCCACAGGACAGCTAAGAGGTGCAAATTTAGCTTATGGTAGGGTTTTTAATCCTGAATCCGCTTTATCTAATATTGCTAATATTCAAAATGACCCTGCAAGCAAACAAATATTGGCTCGTCTTGGGGGTCAAACAGGTCAAAATCCCGCGGATCAACTAGGTACAGTCTATAGAAATGCAATTCAACAATTTAAACAATTTGGTCAAAACCCTCAATTTGCAGAAGCTTTAGGGCTTACTAAAATATTTAGCTTAGAAGATTTAAGACGCGGCGCAAATATGACGGCTAAAGAGCTAAATGAATTAGATGCTCAATTTAAAAAGTATAGTGACGATCTAAAAGTATCTGATTCAAACAGTAAAGCATGGCAAGATTTTTGGTATGAATTGAAAAAAGCAGGTAATACGATTGAAACTTCTATTATTAAAAATTTAGCGGATTTAACGCCCGAACTACAAAAATTAACTAAAGCCGTTGCAGGAGCAATTGACGACTTTTTAAGTAGCAAGCAATTTAAAGAAGCTATTACAGATTTTACTGCCTACCTTAGTAGCCCTGAAGGTAAGCAAGCGATAGCCGATTTCTTTGAAGGTTTAAAAGACATAGCCACATTTATAGGGACTATTGTTGGCAAAGTGCCTGATGTTAAACGAGGGCTTACTATAGCTGGCGAAAATCTTTTTAGAGGGGGGCATCAAACAAATGAAGCTTTGCGATATTTTATGTCGCAAGGATTTAACCAAATCCAAGCAACAGGCATGGTAGCCAATTTGCAAGCCGAAAGCGGGTTAAACCCTAACACAATAGGCGATAGAGGAAAAGCTTATGGAATCGGTCAATGGCATCCTGATCGTCAAGCGGATTTTGAAGCCAAATATGGTCATTCAATTAAAAATAGCACTTTGCAAGAACAATTGGATTTTGTGGTTTATGAATTAACGCATAAAGAACAAAACGCATTAGCTCAATTCCAAAAAGCTAAAAGCATTGATGAAGCTGTAAGAGCAGGGCTATCGTATGAAAGACCAGCCGAAGCCAATAGAGATAAAGACTATAAAACTCGCATGGACATTGCCAATAGTATTAATGTTAAAGTATTTAATAGCACAGGCGGCAACGCCAATACTACTGTTCAAGCGTTACCGGGGGTAGCTCAATGAGTTCGATAGGAAAAACAGTTTTTGAAGCGGCATATCAGGTTTCACCTATTATTCTGCAAAACGGAATTGCACAAGGTATTGGCGGGTATCTTCCTATTACCGCGGTAACTGAAATTTTAGATTTACCCGGTTGGACAGGTGGGCAGTTCTTTGCCCAATACAAACCATTACCCGGCGGTACTTTAGAAGAATGGCAAATAGCGGAATACCCTTTTGCCAGTTTTCAAACGGCGGCTAACGCGGTTGTTCAACAGCCATTAAAGATTAGCTTACAAATGATTTGCCCTGCACAAAATGGTGGCGGGTATGTATTAAAACAAGCTATTCTAAGCGCGCTTAAATATACTTTAGATCAGCACATATTGAGTGGTGGTAGTTTTACTGTTATTACCCCAGCATTTACCTATACAAACTGCCTATTAACGTCTTTAAGGGATATTTCAAGCCCTTCAGAAAAGCAAGTTCAATACACATTTCAATGGGACTTTACCCAACCTTTAATTACAGCCAGCGCCGCGCAATCGGTTTTAGGAACTTTACTTGAAAATTCAACCCAGCAATTAGCTTCATCTACTAGCTGGACAAATTCTTCTTTAATTTCCCCTACTTATGATCCCGCATTAGGATGGTCAACATAATGCCAACCTCAATACAATTTAGTCCTGCTATTAACGCTAATTTTCAATTTAATTGCACTTTAGATACACAACCACACACCGCGATAATTACTTGGAATAGGTACTCCCCAAGGTATTACATTAATATATATAACACCGCAGGGACTTTGGTTGTTACCAATCCCTTGATAGGCTCGCCCGATGATTTTGATATTGATTTGATATATGGCTATTTCATAACCTCTAAATTAGTCTATAGAGCCAGTAGTAACTCTTTTGTGATAACTCCTTAAATGCGCTATTACACAATTGTTATTACTCCTCCCACGGGGCAAACGGCAACAAGTTTTAAGCCAATTACCTTTACTAGCTTAACTTCGGCTGGTTTTGCTAATGGTTCGGCATTACAGGTAGATTTAGACTTATTTCAAGGTTGGTATCATCAACCAACTCAAAATGGGTACATAAAAATTAGTGGGGTTAATTTCGCTGATTTACAACAAGCATTTAATTTAAACCCTTTTGGCACAAATTATTGCGGTATTAAAGTTTATGTTGGTATGTCTAAAGGACTTCCATACGCTAAACCTAAACAAGCAGGATTAGTTATTGACGGGTCTATTTTTCAAGCCTTTGGAAATTGGCAAGGAAACCAAACTAGCTTAGATTTAATCGTTTCTGCCGCTAACTATATCCCAAATGAAGATATTAATTTAACTTGTAACTGGCTTAAAGTTCAAAATTTACAAGACGCTATTACCTTAACATTAAATACCGCGTATAAAGGTGTACCCGTTCTTGGAACTATTAGCCCTGAATTAAGATACACCGAAGATCAGGTAGGACAATATGATAATTTATACGCTTTTTCGCAGTATATTAACGAAGTAAGTAAGCAAATTAATCCCGCCAAAGACTATCAAGGTGTCGGTATTGCTTCAACTTCATCGGGCTTTTTACTTTATGACGGAACTACGCCACCAGCAGAAATAGTAAAAATAGACTTCACCGATATTATTGGCAATCTTACTTGGATCAATACTTATACAGTCCAAGCAAAATTAGTGATGAGAGCCGATTTAGATGTAGGAACTCTAGTGTCTTTTCCTAGAGGGTTACCTGTTATAAATACTGCTGGAAGTTATGCTCAAGTTAGGTATGATATTAGCTTTAACGGACAGTTTTCGGTTAATTCAGTCCGCCATGTAGGTTCAAGTCGTCAACCTGACGGCAACTCTTGGTGTACGATTATTGAATGTGTAATACCGGGTAAAGCATCGTGAGCTACGGACAAAAAAGACCTTTTGCCAGAACGATTAATGAGTTTGTTAATTCAAACATTAAAACGGCTAATAATGGGCTAGGTCAGATTTTGCCTTGCCGCGTAACTGAAGTAAACGGCGCAATCGTAACAGTAAACTTTGAAATTAAAGCTGGAAATCAAACTTTTGCGCCGGTTACTTGCCCAATTGCCGAATCGACTTATGTACGGATACCTGTACAAGTTGGCGATTTTGGTATTTGTATATCCGCTGATGTTCGATTAGGAGGGATTTCAGGGCTTGGGCAAGGAAAAGCACCACTAGGAAAACCATCTAATTTAGGCGGGTTGGTATTTGTTCCTATTGGTAATAAAAATTGGGAGTCTGTAGACCCTAATGCAGTTAATATTAACGCCCCCAATGGCGCAGTCATTAGGGACACCACAAATACCTCTTATGTAAAAGTTACACCTCAACAATTAGATATTCACTCACCTATTGTAAATATTAGTGGAGTAGCTTCTGCTACTATTTCTGCAACAGGGATAGCCACTTTAAACGCAAAAGGACTGGCGGTAATATCTGCTCCAGCGGTAATGCTAGGTCAAGCTCCCTATGGCGACTTAGCTAATCTTCCTGATGGCGCTGGAACTCTATTTGAAAGCACTATTGCGGATGGTGCTTCTGCTATCTACAGCAACCCAATCAGCAATGTTACAGATACTTTAATTAGTGCTTGTGGCGATTTACCAAGTCAGATTAATGATCTTGTTACTAGCGGAATTATTACCAGCGCAGACGCTTTAGGAATAAACGAATCTATTTCCGCTTTAAGCGGAACTGCAACAAATATGTTAAGTCATTCTAATCTATTATCAGGATTAGGTTCTATTACAGGAAATGTGCCAAATCTTAATAGTATTATTGGTATGGCTCAAGGGGCGGATTTTAGTGCTGGAGGTGCTTTTGGCGATACTTCCAGTTTAATTACTGGAATGACTACTTCGCTAACAAGTAGCCCATTACTAACATCTTCAACAGATTATTTAAATACTATTGTTGGCGGGTTAACTGATGGAAGTCTTACACCTTCTGCTGTTATTTCTCAAAATGGCATAAATGCTTCAAGCATAACAAGCTATATAAATGTCGATACAAGTGCCTATACAACCCTTCAAAGCAATCTTACTTCAACATCTACATTTTTAAATGCTGTTTCACAAGCACAAACCACAAATACTGGAATATCATCTTATATTTCACAAGTAATACCTTCAGGCAACCTTAACATATTAAAGACTGTTGGAATATGAGTGTAATCGTTACTTTAGGCTCTATGAGCAATCATGGTGGAACGATAATTACCGCAACCACTAATTCAATTGCAAATGGTGTCCCTGTAGCTAAAAATGGCGATTTTCATGCTTGTCCAATTAGAGGGCATGGAACAACACCTGTTTTTGGCGGTAGCAATGTTTTGGCTCAAGGCGTACCTGTTTTATCAACGGGGGCTGTTGCAGGATGTGGGGCGATAATTATTACTGGACAACCTAATGTATTGGTAGAAATATGAGAACTTATGGCGTAGATCCAAATACTCAACAATGGGTAGAAGTTACCGAAACAGGGTATATTTGGCTTGCAACTTTAGCTCAAACTTTACGCTTAAATCAAGGCGAAAGCCCTATTTACGGGAACTATGGAATTCCCGCGCAACAATCAGTTATGAGCCAAATTGCTCCTGATATTGCGGTTAATCGTACTCAATCTCAATATGCGCCTTATTTTTCGCAATTAACTGTAATTAAAGACCAAATTTCTATTGACCCTACATATTATATAAGAGCAATTTTTATTAATGGCACTACAATTAGCACAACAGTTGCTACTTAGGATATTACATGGCTCAAATAACTACGGCTGGAGCAATACCCGCTTCGCCAACAGACTTATTAAACGCTGAAATTGCGGCGGCAACTGTATTAGCACCCGGTCTTACAGCCAATTTACCCGGTTCTTTAGTAGAAGATATGGCTTCAACGGCGACTGGCGCGGTGTATATACAAGATCAAGCTTTTGTAGACTTAGTTAATTCTATTAGTCCTGCAACTGCCAACCCTTCAATTCTTTATCAATTGGGGCAAGTCTATGGTGTCGAACAAGGTCAAGGTTCTAATACTTCCGTTTATGTTATTTTTACAGGTCTTGCTGGTTTTGTTATTCCTGTTGGATTTACTGTATCTGATGGTACTTACCAATATACAGTTCAGGATGGTGGAATTATTGCTACTTCTGGACAAACTTCTCCACTTTATTGTTTAGCAACAGTTCAAGGTTCTTGGGCTGTTCCAGCGGGAACTGTTACTCAAATTATTACTTCTGTTCCAGCAGGGTTTACCCTTACAGTTACTAATCCAGAAGATGGATTACCCGGTTTAGAAGCTCAAACAATTGCTTCATATCAAGCTCAAGTAATGCAAGCAGGAATGGTTACTGCTCAAGGTGTCCCTACTTTTATTAAAGCTCAACTGCAAAATGTTATAGGGGTTCAAGATAGGCTGATTTCAATTAGATTAATTGCTACTAATGAGTGGGAAATTATTGTAGGCGGCGGCGATCCTTATCAAGTAGCTAATGCCATTTTTGCTAGTGTTCCAGATATTTCTAATTTGGTAGGCTCTACTCTTGCTGTTACTGCTATTACTACAGCAAATCCGGGCGTTGTTACTACTGATTTAAATCATGGATATGCAACTGGACAAGTAATTACCATAGCTGGTGTAGATCCAGTTTGGTTTAATAATGATTACACCATTACTGTTATTGATGAAAAATCTTTTAGTTTAGGAGTAACAACTGTAGGTCATGCTTATGTAAGTGGCGGCGTTGTAACCCCTAATTTACGCAATATAACTGTATCTATTGATGATTATCCAGATATTTATAGCATTATTTTTGTAAATCCACCTTCTCAAACTGTTAATATAACAATTACTTGGAATACTATTTCTACCAATTTAGTATCTCCAACTGCTGTAGCTCAACTAACAACCCCAGCTATTGTTGATTACATTAATAGTATTCCTGTTGGTCAACCAATTAATACTTATGAATTGCAAGATGCCTTTCAAAATGCAGTAGAACCCATTATTTCTGCAAGTCAAGTATCTAAAATTGACTATGTAGTGGCAATTAACGGAATAGATACTGCTCCAACTTCTGGTACTTTTCTTATTTATGGTGATCCTGAAAGCTATTTTTCCACTAATGCTTCATTGGTAACAGTAGTTCAAGGTTAATATGCTAACCCAAGTACTTCCAGCTTACCTTTATCAACAATATACGCAAGATCCGTATAGCGAAGATTTACAGGCTTTTTTTACTGCTTACAATACTGAATCACAAACTAGGCTAGATGCCACTAATAGCTTAAATTTGCCTATTTATACAAAGCAAATAGCTCCTTTATTAGATTGGACAGCTTATGCCATTTATGGCGTAACTAGACCTAGCCTTGGCTCTCCTGCTCAATTTTCACCTTTAGGTGTATATGACACAGTTCCTTATGACACTACAGCTTATACACAAAATGTAACAACTGGCACAAATAGCTATTATATTGTTGATGATGATGTTTTTAAGCGTATTTTGACTTGGAACTTCTATAAAGGTGATGGCTTTCAATACACTACACAATGGTTAAAGCGTAGAGTTAAAAGATTTTTGTTAGGCATTGATGGAATTGATTTTCCTATAGATGAAACTTATAAAATTAGCGTTGTTTATAGCTCAAATAATACAATCACAATTACAATACCTGATTATGCTATTGCCCCTATTTTTGTTTCAGCTTTGGAATCTGGGGTATTGAATCTTCCATTTCAATATAACTACACAGTAACTATTTCTCCGGGAACAGTTTCTTGGACTAATGATCTTAGTGTTCCTGTTGGCTGGGTTAATAATTTTACTAATCCTATTAATTGGTACACTCCTGTTTAAAGGAAATATTTATGTCAGTTCCGTATACTTTTGCTTCTGCTACATCACCAATTCCTTTATCAGAATTAGATGATAATTTTGCTACTGGAATTACTTTAGGTGGAACTACAGTTTATTTAGGTGGATCATATCCATCATTTCAAACTTCTGGTTATTCTGGCTATTCTGGATTTTCTGGTTACAGCGGAAAAAGTGGTTTTTCTGGATATAGCGGTATTGGATTTTCAGGCGGATCTGGTGCATCAGGTTATTCTGGTTTTTCAGGCTATTCAGGAATTTCTGGCTATTCTGGTTCAGGAATTTCTGGGTATAGCGGATCTGGCATAAGTGGGTATTCTGGTTATAGCGGGTTGCCCGGTGCGGCTATTGTTGTTAAAGGCACAGTTGCAAATTCAGCCGCATTACCAGCAACAGGAAATACAGTTAATGATGCTTATGTAACCTCAGATACAGGTGATTTATGGGTATGGAATGGAACATCTTGGGTTAATATTGGACAGTTTACAGGCACTAGTGGGTATTCTGGAAAATCAGGTTATTCAGGTTATTCTGGTTATTCTGGTTCAGGTATCTCTGGTTACAGCGGAATAGGTGTAAGTGGATATTCTGGAACATCTGGTTATAGTGGAATTAGTGGATATTCAGGAATATCAGGATATTCTGGTTCAGGTATTTCTGGCTATTCTGGTGTTGGAACTTCAGGTTTTTCTGGCTACTCTGGATTTTCAGGATTTAATGGAATTAGTGGTTTCTCAGGATTCTCTGGCATAAGCGGCTTTAGCGGATTTAGTGGCATTAGCGGAACAAATGGAACTAATGGTATTTCTGTTAGCGGGTATTCTGGTTATAGTGGCATATCAGGATATAGTGGCGTATTGGGATTAAGTAGCTATTCAATTACTGAATCTGGTGGTAAGCTAATATTTAAATATGGTGCTACAACTATCGCATCATTAGATTCTTCTGGTAATTTTATTGCTCTTAATAATGTAACTGCTTACGGAACACCATAATGACTCTTAATTCTTCAGGCGCAATTAGCCTTGCTGGCACTACTGCAGGTCAATCTATTGAAATTGAAAATGGTGGAAATGGTACAACTCAAATTAGTTTAAATTGTACAGCTGTTAGAACTTTAGCTGGCATTCCTAGCGGTACAATTATTATGCCAACTAATTTCTATGGAAAATCAAACCAATATACTTATACAGTTTCTTCTAACCAAACCAACTTCTGTATGAGAGCAGGGGCTGTTTCTGCTGGTTGGAACGGCACAAGTAAATTAGTGGTAACAATTAATAGTGGCGTAATTATTTCAAGTAACGGCACAGGTACTCCTGCTATGACTATTTCAGGGTCGTATCCTAACGGTGTTACTGTAACTAATAATGGAACAATTGTTGGTATGGGTGGATCTGGCGGTGGCGGTGGCGGTGGTAACGGTGCTGTCGGGGGAACAGCATTAAAAGCTACTTCAGCGGTTACTTTTAATAATGTTGGAACTATTGCTGGTGCTGGTGGCGGCGGTGGTGGTGGCGCAACAACTTGTGTATTTACAGGCGGGTGTTGTGTGACATATCAAGGAACTGGTGGTGGTGGTGGTGGAGGTCGTTCATCTAATGCCGCAAATTCTTCTGGTGGTGCTAGTGGCGGTAAAGGCAATAATACTGCTAATCCCGGAGTACCATCTGCTGGTGCTGGTGTAGCTGGCACATATAGTGCCGCTGGTGGTGGTGGTAGTAGAGGCGGGTATAATTGTGGGTCATTTCATGGTGGTTGCGGGGGTTCTGGAGCAACATGGGGAGCTACTGGATCAACAGGTGGTGCTGGTAGTGGTGGTGGGTTAGTATGCGGTGGTACTACAGGATCAGGTGGTGCAGGTGGTAAAGCCACTTGTGGTGCTGGTACATACATTACTTGGACAGGAACAGGAACAAGATACGGGAGTGTTAGCT